AATACGTCGAGCGATGGACGCGGCAAAGAGCGCCGGTATTGGCGCTAACGCTTATGTTTATTTGCTGTCATAGCACGACGCTAATACAGCGATAGCACGACGACAAGCGCCGACGGCCGATATCAACGCCGTCGGCGCTTTTGCGTTTGGTGGGCATCGAGCGACGATACGGCGACAGCGACAGCGACAGCGACAGCGACAGCGACGACGGCGTCGGCAATAGTGCGACGCTGCAAGGCGACGGCGACGGTCGACGTGCTGGCGTGCTGGCATTGTGCTGATATGTAGCGACGCGATCGCATACAATCTCATCTAATCAATTTACGCGTGATCATCTATAGTCGGCCGATTGTTCGCCGTCGCTTGGCGTCGCTTGTTCGCCAGGTGGCCGGCTGCAATGCATTAAAAGGGCAATTATCACGCTTTTATTTCAGGGGTTTGATCGTCGTAATATGTAAACCTCAGATATTATGTAAACCTCGGTCTAAGGCGAAGCGACCAGGGCCGGCTGTAACCGAATCGAACCCGTATATACTCGCAGATACGTGGCCTCCGTTTGAAACACCGCCTCTGGGGCCACCGGTTGAACGCCGGCCGCCGCGTTGTCCGACGGTGCGGCTGTGGTGCTGTGATATTTTTTGAGTTTTTTTCGCATCGTCGCCGTACGCCGGCCCATCGGAGTGCAAAGGTGCCATACGGCGGTACGTGGACAACGATGGCACCGGCGTAGTACACCGTTGTTCTTCCTTGCCTACAACTTTTAGCGGAGGGTACTAGGTGTACAGCGTGTACTAGGTGTACAGCGTTGCGGCGTTTTGGCGCTGTAAGAGCTTAATATACGCGTATTTTCAGCAACGGTCAACCCCTAAACACCTGCAAAGATTGCAGGATACAATTGTGCAGTTGCCCTCAAGGGTTGCATCGGTATCTTCGTTGTATGAAGACGCTGTATACGGTTACCAACTGGCCGTCGCAACGCTGGCCTAACTTCGCTCAACGTGAGATGATTTGCTCTTACTCCGGCGAGTGTTGGCTGGACCCAGCGAGTATGAATGCGTTGCAGCGTCTCCGCGATACAGTGGGGGTACCGTTGCCGATTTCCAGCGGCTACCGTTCGCCGGACCATCCGGTGGAGATATCGAAGGAGCGCGGCGGCTCTCATACGTTGGGTAAGGCGTTTGACGTCGCTTGTCGCGGCGCTACGGCGTATGAGGTGATTGCAGCGGCCAAAGACTGTGGGTTTACCGGCATCGGCGTCAGCCAGTCCGGCGAGGGGCGGTTCATCCACCTCGATACGATAACGCATTTAGATAACTTTCCGGCCGAGCGGCCAACGATCTGGAGTTACTGATGGCGCTGACAGATCGACAGTTGGAAGCGGTGCAGCTGGTGGTGCTGGATCGCTGGAACCCGAAGCTGGTCAACGACAAGATCGCTAAGACGGTCGGGGTGGAGAAGTCAACGGTGTTCCGTTGGCGCAAAGACCCTGAGTTCGATGCCGAGTTGCAGACGCAATTGGAGCGCGACCGCCAGGACTTCGACGAGGTGCCGTTGGCGTGGCGAAAGAACCGCGTGTTGGCGTTGGAGCGGCTGTACGACAAGATCGACGACCAACGTATCGCGCTTAAACTCAAGGTTCTCAAGGAGATACGCGAAGAAGTCGGTGATCACCGCGTCCAAATCGACCATACCGTCGAGATCAAGGGCCTCAACCTGCCGCCGCGAGCGGAAAGTTACGAGGAGTGGGTGGCCCAGAACCGTCAGATGACCGACGCCAACTTAGTCGAGGAAGCGGCTGTATGAACGCCGCGCCTTCCCGCGATGCGCTCGTCGAGGCGTTGCTCCGACGATTGAATCCGTACGAGTATCCGGCTGGAGCGCCGGATGTGGTGGCTGAAACGGGTCAGCAGTTGGAGGGTTTAGGGCTAAAGTTAGAAGAGTCGTTGCAGGGCGAGGGTCCATTAGGTGAGTTTGCGGAGTTAATACCGCGCTGGACGATGGCGAATCCATTAAAAGCGGTTGGCGGTCTTATGCAAGTGCGCGAACCGGAAGTTAACGCAATGGTAACAGGAGCGAAACAGGCGCTTAGTCATCCACAAGAAACGGCGACGGCAATGGGCCAAGCTGCCGTTGAGGCGGTGAAAGACCCGATGGGTACCGCACAAGGGATGTCATTGACTGATCTGACGGGGTATGGCGGCATATTGTCTAAGCTGGGTATGGGTATGGCACTACCTGGTGCGGCTTTAAAGCGTCAAGCACGCAAACTAAAACCCGATGAATCGCCGGACGTGGCAAAAGCCGATAAGCGAAAGTTAGCGGAAGAAGTGTTGGTAGAGGAGCGCGAGGAAGTAAGCGACCTTTTTTCCTTCCCAGCGAAAGAAGTAAAAGAGGCCGCAGGACGGCGAGAAGCGTCATGGCCTACGGGCAGCGGCGCTGACGGCAAGATGCGGGTGTTATCTCTTTTTGACGGTTTAGGTGGAGCGCGGGTTGCTTTAAAGAACTTAGATGCGCCGGTGGAGTACTTGGCTAGTGAAATAGACCCCTATGCAATGAAGGTCCACCGCAAGAACTTCCCTGACACAAAGCAGATAGGCGATGTGTCAAAGGCGTCGAGCGAATCGGTTGGGCCGGTGGATCTATTAGTGGGTGGGTCGCCGTGCCAAGACCTCAGTCGCGCCAAGAAAGGCGGTCTGGGGCTGGAAGGTCCAAGCAGTGCCTTATTTTACGATTATGTGCGGATGCTAAAAGAAACAAAGCCAAAATATTTTGTATTTGAAAACGTAGCGTCTATGAAACCCGAAGTAAAAGACCGTATATCGGAAATCTTTGGGGTCAAGCCGATAATGATAGACGCAAAAGACGTATCAGCGCAAAATAGAAAACGATACTTTTGGACTAATATACCCGTCAATTTGCCACGCGGTCGGGATATAAAAATACAGGATGTGCTTGAAAAGGAAGTAGACCCCAAATATTACCACACCGATAAAGCCCAAGCGTATATGAATCGTAGGGTTCGTGATGGGCGTACGCATTTGGACTTTGGACACCACACGGATGCACGTTCGCAAGAAAAGTCGCGGACACTAGTAGCAAATTTGAGCAAAGGTGTGCCGTACAACGTCTTAATTGATGAATCGGGTCGGATGCGGAAGTTTACACCGACCGAAGTTGAACGATTAGCCGGCGTCCCAGAGGGCTATACGGAAGGCGTTTCCAATACGCAGCGGTATAAGATGCTGGGCAATGGGTTCCAGATACAAGTGATGGAGCATATACTGAGCGGCATCCCAAAAGCAGCCAGTGGACCTTGAACACCTGGCGACCGCAGGCTGGACCCCAGGAAAAGGCGATACGCGCTTCTTTTGTCGATGAGTTGTTTTTTGGGGGCGCTCGCGGGGGTGGCAAGAGCGAATTTTTACTAGGCGATTACCTCGCGGATGTCGATACCTACGGCGAACATTGGAAGGGCGTGCTGATACGACGCACCTACCCTGAGTTGGATGAGATTATTGACCGGTCGCGTATTATTTTCCGCGATGCCTACCCCGACGCCGAGTACAAGGTCGGGACGCATCAGTGGCAGTTCGCCAACGGCGCGACCTTGAAGCTGCGCCACTTAGAAAACGACGCCGACGCCGAGCATTTCCAAGGGCAACAGTACACCTGGATCGGCTGGGACGAATTGACGAGTTGGACCGACATGAAAGCCTACCACAAGCTGAAGGCGTGCTTGCGGACGGGTTCAGCGACGATACCCAATAAGCGCATACGGTCGTCGGGCAACCCAGGCGGTGCCAACCACGGCAACATCAAGAAGTACTTCGTTGACGCAGGACCGGAGTCGTCGATTATTGAAGGCGACGACGGCATGAAGCGGATGTATATCCGCAGCCTCGTCACCGACAACAAGATTTTATTGGAGCGCGACCCAGGCTATATCAAGCGCCTGGAGGGCGTAGGCGACGAGGCACTGGTCGCGGCGTGGTTGAAGGGCGACTGGAACGCTTTTGTCGGTCAATACTTTACCAACTGGGACGCGAAGAAGATCGCGGTACCCAGCTTTGAGATACCGGATCACTGGCCGCTTTTTGGTGGCATGGATTACGGCGAGGCGGCGGCAACAAGCTATGGTCTCTACACCGTCGATTACGACAGCAACGTCTATCGGATGTGTGAGTATTACCAAAACAATGCGACGGCGTCGCAGCACGCGCACCGCATCGCCCAGATGATCGAAAGTTGTCCATTTACGGGCGGTAGGTATCCGCAGGCGACCTACGCCGACCCATCGATGTTTGTTAAGCGGCGCTTGAGTGAGGTTATCAATCATTCGCCGGCCGATGTCTTCGCGGACCACGGCATCTTCTTGACGCGAGCCAACAACGACCGCGTCACCGGCTGGCGCGTCTTAAACGATGCCTTGATAAAAGAGCGTTTTTATTGCTTTAACGGGTGGAACGACGCGCTGATGCGAACG